GCACAACTCAAAACGATAGCGACGATTCTCCGGCAAGATGGATACCCAGAATTAGCTGAAATCATCGAAGGATTCTTGGATTCGTATCTGGTCTATATGGTGTCCAAGGATAGAGAAGGCCGAAGAGAAATCATCCAGGCACTGACTGAAGGATTGAAAGAAGAGAGAGCACTGAGAGAGAAGCTGACCTCTCCACCGGAGGTTTGAAATGTACTGTCCTACCTGTGGTTTGAAATCGGAAACCGTGTTCGTCTTTACGGTTTCCCCTTCGATGCTAGGCACGATTCAAAGGCACAAACCATTGCGATATTTCGCATGTGAGAATTGCGGAATCGCAAAGCTGAAAGAGCTACTGAATGCAAAAGGTAACAATTCGATTAAGGTCGATGTTCTCCGTGACTTTGATAAATCTCGTCGGTAAAGTGGGGTCCGGTAAGACACTTTTCATGACGGCCGATTCCGTGAATTCAGGTCGTCCGATATATGCCAACTATGAGATACGACATAAGAAATACCGAGCATTGACACCAGAGCTTTTGATGGACCCAGACTTGCATGGTGCTGTGATATGTCTGGACGAAGCTTATGCGTGGCTAGAATCAAGGACTTCGGGGAAAGATATCAACCGCTACATGTCGTATATCCTTTTTCAATCTCGTAAAAAGGATATGGATATCTACATGACTGACCAATTATCTTCTACTATCGATTTGAGATTCCGTGAAATGCTTGATTGGGAGATACGATGTAAAGTGATTCCGACTTACAAACATCCAAAGGAATTTCGCTACACTATCATCGATGTTGCGGAACGAAAAGCGTACCGTTTTATCCTACCGATTGAGAACGCAAAACAATACTTTGGGTTGTACAATACGAATCAACCTATCAGTCCGATAGACGACGAAATGATGGTTAAGATTTCAAAGTCGAAAGACTCGATTCTAGAACAAGTCGATGGAATCGTTGATGCTATTATGAATGAATGCCCAATCAAATTAATCAATAAAGCGGTCATCGCAGATTTTTGCATCAGAAACGGATGGGCCAAATCGTATGTCGATATGTCCTACAACGCATTCAAGAGACGAGTCGCAAGGATGACTTGAGCATTTATATTTCGATTCTTTGTAAAATTGATTTAAGGGCATTCAATTTCGATAAGGATAGATGATAAGGGTAGCATCGAGTTTTCGCGTCCTACAAAATCGTATATATACTTTTTGTTTAGGTCTAAGCTATACGATTTCTAGGTAGTAGATTTATGGTTAATGCAAGAGACTTCAAGATTAAAGGTATGTATGTTTCGGTACACGACTGTACCTTTTCATACAGTATCTCGCGACTTATATATTAGTCAAGGTAATAAAAAGTCTTAAGTAGTCACAACCCAATCTCGTCAGGCTATGCTCGATGGCTCGCTTTTCAAATCCGTGATGATTTCCGTCAAAACCAAAGCTTGGTTAGACGCACTCAAGATTCACCCGAGAGAACCCTATTATGAGGTTCTAGACCGGATACTTTTCGAAACTGATTCACCGATAAAGAAGTGAGAGGTTTCTATGGATGGGAATAATGACCAGGCCATCAAGGTCAAAAGGGAAATCTGGAAAGATGGCAAAGCGCATTCCGTCGCTAGAAACCCACAAGGTCATATCATTTCATGGCGTAAGTGGCACGGCAGGGAATCGACACAAACCACAACAGTCCGTGCCAGGGAAATCGTATATTCTAGGAGAAATCAACCAAAACTAGAACGATACCCCACACACGAAGAGTACAAAGCAAAACCGCGTCCGATGAAACAATTCGTTGTCGTCGCGGAGTACAAAACCGTTTCCGGCGCTACATGGTATGAAGCTTACCAATCGACAAAGCCATGGTTGCACACTGACGATTTGGAAAGACTGAGAACCAAGTTTGCACCCAAGCATTCCAGGCAATCCGACTCTAGAATCTATGATGAAATCATACCGAAGGATGGTGTAAGAATCGTCTATTCCAAAGACCTTTTAACAGGCGAGGGAAAAGCCAATGAGGTCTAG